CCCGCGTCATCACCATCAACTCGGGTCGGCCCGGCTTCACCATGTCGATCGCCTCGTCCAGCTTCATCATGTTGAGCGCCGCGCCCGTGGTGGTGGTGCCCATGTGAAGCTGCTGGGTGAGCGGGATGAGGTTGACCGAGTGCAGGCCGTCGAACTCCTTGGTGAAGGCGGTGGCGTTGCCGTAGAAGAACTTGTCCTCAAACGTGTGGCGGACAGCCTTCGCCTTCAACTCGATTGCCGTGGCCTCCTGGTCGTTGATGTTCGACCGGGTCTGCTGGATGAACTGGTCGACGTCCGCGTCCCCGCCGAGGATCTTGAGTGCCGCCGTCACCTGTGTGTAGGTGGGCGTGTCCTCGACCCAGGTATCGCCGACGTCGTAGAAGGCCGCCGATGCCATAGCGTTCTCACGGTTATACGTGAGGGCCGAGCCGACGATGTCGATGAAGGGCAACCGTTCCATGATCGGGTTGTCCTTCACGATGGTCGCGATCACTCCCGCGACCAGATAGTCGTTGGTCAACTTGGCGGAGTCCACCAAGGTCATAGCCATTGTCTGTTCCTCCTCTGGTTGCTATTCGCCAGAGGCTTTGTGCGCCGCCACGCCCAGCTCGAGTAGTTGGTGCGGGCTCATGGCGTCTCTGTCCACCTGTGGCCCGCTTACCCCGCCGAGATTGGCGGCGCCTTCGCCGCTGGCGAATCCTTGTCGAATCTGTCGTACTTTCCCTTGCTTCTTGTCCGTGGCCTGCTGCGCCTTGAGGTCTCGTACCTCTTGCTGTAGGGCATCGACCTTAGCCTTCGCCTCGTACTGAGCGACCGACTCGGCCAGCCGGAGGACGCCTTCGTGCGGCGTCTGGCTGTTCGCCCCGATGTCGATCCCCTGGTTGGCAGCAGAGATGACCCGCTCGACAGCGGTTCGCCCTTCGAGCTTCATGCCCGCCTTCTCCAGGCGGCCCAAGTAGCCGTCAAGCGACCGCGCGAGCCCCTGAGCCTGCGTTTGGGCCATCGCTTGACCCTGCGCCTGCCTCACCCGTTCCTGGAAGTTCTGCTGGAAGGCCGGCCTGGCCGCTTCTTCAATCCCCTCCTCAACGAGTTCGAGCAGGACATCGAGCCTGACGTCGCGTTGGGCGAGCTGCGCCCTCGCGTCGTCGACCTCCGCCTGTTTCACGTTGATGGCGGTCTGGAAGTCGGGTATTCGCTTCTCCAGGGTGGCGAGCCTTTCCTCCGGGCTCTTCTCTTTCGGCGCGGCCGCGGCGCCAGCCTCAGAATCCGGGGCCTTTTTGCCTGTCGGCGGGGTCTCCCCGGCCGGCGCACCCTCTTCGCCCCCTGCAGAGGCGCCCTGAGCGGCCTCAGCGCCCTTAGCACCGTCGGCTGGGGTCTCGGCCTCAGCGGCGGCGTCTAGGGCTGCGATGCCCGCCATGAGCTGCTCGTGGGGCGTTACGGGTGCTGCCGGTGACGGGGTAGTCTGACCGTCGGTGGCGTCCGGGCTGACCGGAACCTTGGACTCGGCACCTTGTCCTTCGCCGTCTGTCTTTTCTGCCATGACCTCAGAGCCTCCTATCGCTCCAAATGAAAGAGCCCTCACATCTGAGAGCTCTCACGGCTTGCCGTTTATAGCAAAAATGTTATAGGGCCGACTCCCTCACTTAGCCAACTTTGGCGCCCATCCGTACTGTTGCTGGAAGAGCGCCTGAGCCTCCCTGCTCTTCGCAGACGAGGCATAGCCCCACTTGATCAAGATCGCGTTGATGTCTGGATGCCGACGTCGATATATGTCCCGCACCTCCGACAAGGTGCTCGTGACTTCGTCCAAGAACCCCCAACGGGGATCCTCCGTCGGGTCGATGCCGTTCTGCACGGCTTCGAGCTGCACCTGCGTCGTGTACTGCCGCAGACTGACGCCCCGTAGCGAGGGCTCGTTCGCCGTCATCCTTGCCCACAGATCCTCTTCCAGCCCCCAGTAGTCGCTTATCTTCTCCTGGTCGAGCCGGAGTTCGCGCTCCAGCGGGTGTTCGTCCTTGTGGAGCCTTGTCTGGATGGCGTCCCAGGTCTCGTCTCCGTAGGTGGCCTTGAACCCCTCGTCTATGGCGTCCCGCGCCGCGTAGTCATAGTTCCCCAGCGCATCTTTGAGGTCGGGCTGACCGACCGCCTCCATGTAGAGATTGAAGAGCAAGTCCTCGCGGTTCGCCCGCGTCAGTTTCTCCGGGTTGTCGAAATTGGCGACGATCTCCGCATAGCGCCCCTGTGGGTCATTCAACGCCTGGCGAGCGCCCCAGCGCTGGTCTTTCAACGCGCTCAACTGGTCCCGCACCTGCTGGCCGTTAACGCCGGGCTGGAAACTGCCTGCGAGCGCGTCTACCTGCTCCCCATAACCCTGACTGATCAGCTCCGATTGCTGGTGATATTCCTTGCTCATTTCCGACCGCTGCCGCTCGCCGGGGGCCCGCAGGGGCAGGCTGATATCGGAGAGCGCCCGAATGATATCCGGCTCGACTCCGGCCAGCTCCGCCGCCTTTTGCACGGCCTGGTCGCGCTGGGTTGCCGTCAGGATGTACTTCTCTTTGTCATCAACGGCGGTGATCGGGTTGCGTCCCTCAGCGAAGGCATCCTGAGCGGTCGCCTTCGGCACCCCCGCGGCGATCGCAGCTTCCAACCGGCCCCGCTTCATCTGGTCGAGTTCCTGGGGACGGAGACGCATCATGCCGAGCAATTCTGACGGTATCGAGGCCTTGGCTACTGCCTGCCCCGCCGCTGTCCGCTCTTCGTCGGTCGCCTTGTCGGGGTCTATGCCCGACGCCACGAGCTGCTGCCTAATGAGCCGCTCCTGGAAGGCGCTGGGTAGTGGCTGCACGCCCGGAATGCCGAGCGCCTGGCCTGCATAGAGCGGCAGTTGCACGCCCGCCGGAGCGATGTCCCCCAAATGACCTGAGGTGACCCCTATCGCCAGTTCCAGACCCATCGGGTAGAACCCGAATTTGGTCGCCTTGTTCGATAGTTCGTCCAGTTTGCCGATCAGACCATCCTGCTGAGAGTCAAAGGTGGGCTGCAGCACGCTCCGGATCGTCGTGGCGCCGGTGCCCCGCAGCAACGACATCTCTAGAGGGGTTCCGGGAACCCGGAAGTAACCCTCGTCCGTGTTGTTGTAATACTCATAGAGCCCCTTGGCGAAGCCGGGCCTGCCGGCCACGTATCGCCCTATGCGGGGGAACCGCCGCGATTCGTAGACCCAGTAGGGCAGGCCAGCGCCGCGCATTGTGGCGTCGACCAGGTTCTCGTCGGCGTAGTTGACGTGCACCCAGTCCATGATCCGCTTCGCTTCGCCCGCCGCCTTCTTCTCCGCGTCGGCCAGGATCTTCCGGTCTGCCGCTGTGAGCTGGCGGCTGATCTCCGCCACCTCGTTGACTACCCGATGGGCCTGCTTCACGTCTTCGGCCAGGCCCGGCTGCTCGACGGCCACCCGCTGCAAGTCCTGTGTCAACGCCTCCCACTCCTGCTGCCGCCTGGTGTGGACGATCGGCAGAGCGCGCTCCTGAGCTTGGCTGACGACGTCACGAACGGTCGTACTGGCGGCAGACCCGCGAGTCATCAGATCGTCCAGGAAGGCGGCCCAGGCGTTCTTGGCCTCAGCCTTAGTTGTGAACGGGCCGAGTTTCTCCAGCGGGAATGTAAAATCGCCGACGCCGATATTCCATGCCTCTACGAATTCGCCTGCCTCGTTCCTCACGTTCGTCGGGCGGATCCACGGTGTCATGCCGCCCACCTGCATATCGCTCAGCGCTCGCGATGCCCCCGGTTTGAGCGCCTTTTCCGCAGCGGGGGCGGCTTCTGCCATTCTCTCGGCGTAGGGTTTGCGAAGCGAGTCCAGGTATTTTATCCAGTCCTGGCCGCGCGTCTCCTGCGCTGCGGTGGACTCGAAGACGTTACCCGTCACTGCCTCCGCCCCGGTCAAACGGCCTCGGGCGGTCGCTCCGGCCTGCACCTGTTTGAGCCGCAACTGACGCGATGCCTGCTCCAGTTCATCGGCCTTGGCGTTGATCTGGTTCCAGATGCCTTCCCGTTCGTTGTAGTAGCCCTCCCAGAACGCCGCCGCCTCTTCCTTCCCCTTCGGGATGCCCTCCGCAAAGTACCGCTCGCGGAACAGGCGATCCTCGTCCCAACCCTCGCGGATCGTCTTGCCGATCTGCTCCGACAAGTCCAGCGTCGAGGTGAGTTCCGGCCGTTCCTTCAACGTCACCGGACGGGCAGCGTTCACCGCCTCCTGGAAGGTGTCCGCCATCTTGCCGATATCCGACCGCAGTTTATCGTCCGTCGTCCGGAAGAACGCCTCCTTTTCCGCCTGGGGGAGTTCCCTTGCCGTCTGCATAGCGAGCGCGTTCTGTTGCCGCGGGACCGACTTCATCCAGTCCTGCATCATCTGGAGTTCTTCCAAGCGCGCCTCCAGCTCCATGCCGCGCGGCGCAGCCTGGAAGTTCCTGGTGATCTCTTTCAGCCCTTCGATCACCGCCGACGGCTCGGATTGGGTCTCTTTCGTAACCCAACCCTCCCATTCCGGCCGGATGCGGGCGAGTAGTTTCTCCGGTGACTCCCTGAATCCGCCCCGTTGCCAGTCCCTCAGCGCCCCCTGGACTGCCGGCGGCAGGTTGGAGTAGCGCGATATCGCGTCGCTGAACAGCGCGCGGTTGGCGTGCACAGGCGAGATGTCCCGCGCTACGGTCATCACGGCTTCTGGGCCGCGTTGTGCCGCCCGCGTCAAGAGAGTGTTCGTCCCCATCGGCGCCACGGTCTCCGGCAACGCCTCCATGTCCAGGAGACTCCGTACCCCCGGCGATTGCGCCGCGCCCGCCGTCAACTCGCGGGTGTAGGTGCGTCGGTACATCTGGTCGAACCCGTTGCGCCGCACCGCCGCGTCCATCGCCCCATCCGCCTCGACAACTGACAACCTGTGGAGGATCCCCTTCATCTCGCCCGTCTGCCCAGTGGGTCGCAGGGTGGTGAACTTCGTCCCTCCCCTGGTCAGGTAACGAGGCACGCCTTCGATGCCGGTGTAGACGCGAGTGAAGTCCTCTTCGCCCATGAGACCAGGAGAGATACCCTCCATTGCCCACAGGCCGGACGTTTCCGCCCGGTTGCCCAGGGTGTAGCCGGGGAACTCCAGCGTGGCGCGGGCATCCCAGCCCAGCACCTTACCCACGGTGTTCTTCCACATCTCGCCCGCTCGGGCGAAGCCGGAGCGGTTCAGGATGCCCTCCGCGAAGTCTTGCAGCAGGGGCCGCTGTACCCATGTCTTCAACGCCTTCTGACCCTTGGCGCTGCCGGCTCTCGTTTCTATGCTGCTCAGCAGGTCGGGCAGGTTGCGTCCGGCGACTGTATCGAGCTCGCCCTCGCTGAACAGGCCTCTCATCAGGTCCCCAAAGCGTTTCTCGTCGGGGGCCAGCGATTCCGGGGTCGTGAGGTGGCGCGTGAGAAGGTCGCTAACCAATGCCTTGCTCTCCGGCCTGTAGGCTCTGCCGACCTGCTCGCCCAGGACGCGGTTCGCCGTGTCGACCGCGACCTGCACCGTTCGCTGCTGCATCCCGCGCGCAGAGCGCGGCACGATGGTAGATGCCGCTTTCCCGGCAGCCTGGAAGGGAGCGTTAGCCGCCTCCAGGTACTTCGCCTCGCCCTTGCCCAGGCCGCGCGTGAGAGCAGCCAATATCCCAGGCTTCCCAGCCGCCGCGAGACCGGCCTTCTCGGCGATGCCGAAGCCGAGTAGGTTGATCGGGTCAACACCGACGCTCAGGAAGGTCTTCTGCGCCGCCGGTAGGGATTTGTAGGTCTCCTTGGCCTCTTTCGGCGTCATGACGGTCTTTTTCAACTCCCCCAGTTTTGGTCTCGGCAACTGGGAGGGTGGCACTGAACCGCCCGCGAACACCCTCGCTACAGCCAGCGCGGTACTCGGTTTTACATCTAAGCCCCTTCCGGCCTGGGCGGCGTATCCGGCAAGGGGTTCAATGAACTGGCCCGTGTAGGTCTTCGCTGCCTGCAACTCGGTCTTTCCAACCGTTTGCAGGAGGTTCTTGGTCTCAGGTCGCGGCGCTAATGCTGCAACTGCTGGCCCCACGAGCGGGATGTTCTGGGCCAACGCCTTGGCCGCCGGCCCCGCCACCGGCTCGACCGCGTGCTGGGCTTTTCGGACCAGGCTCCCCAGGCCACCGAGGACGGGCATTGACCCGCCCTGCGGCTTTGTCTGCGGCTCCACCCCCGTCTGTTGCTCGGGGCTGAGGAGCTGCTGCACGATCGGCGATTGGAGGATATCGTTCGAGACGCCGCCCGTGGGCGGCTGCAGCTCACCGCTTTCGACCATCCGCGCAAACCGGCGGGCGATACGCTTGCGGCGCTCGCTCTCACGCTCGTCGCGGCGGGCCTGGAGCCTGTCCCTGAACGATGTTCTCTCCGGCATGTCTAGTACTTCTGGGCGATACTACTCGGCCTGGCGAACTGCGCCCCTTGTGGCATCAGCCAGGCGATGTAATTGAGCCAGTCGGGGATGTACCCGCCACCCTTCTGCACCACGCCTTGAAGCCCCTCAAAGGCGCTATCGCTCATCCCGCGCATATACTGGGCGCTCGGCGCCGGCGGTAGGCCAGCGAGGTTGGCAGCGGGGTACTGTTGGCGACCGCCCCCGCTCAGTGTCTTCAACCAGGGCGGCATAGTCGGCTCGGCAGCAGCAACGGCCGTCCCGCTGGTATCCCCCGACACACTACCCACGCCCGTCTCGGGATTGAACGTGTAGGGGTCCGGCGTGGTCTCCCATGCCGCTTCGGTTTTGGGGCCGTAGCCGCTGATATGCCCAGCCGCCTTACGCCGACGGCCATAGTGCTGCGAACCTGCTGACATAGCACGCCTCGACTGGAAACCGCTGGGGTTATATGTAGCGACCCCCCTTGCCTCGGCTGTCCTTGAGTCGTAAGCGTGAACCGAACCCCCGGAGGCGAACGACCGGGGTTCTTCCCCCGTCCCACCATAGGACTGTGTGCCCTGCTCCTGAGCGGTCTTCTTCTGCGACTTGATGTTCACTTCTTCCGGCGCTTCCTCGGCTAGAGTGGCATACGTCCTTCCCGAGTGCAGGCCGATGATACCGGCGGGTTCGCGGATGGTCATTCTCCCGCCACCACTCATGGACGGGGTCTGCCCCCCTCGCCAGAGTGCTGCAAGTTGCTCCGGCGTCGCCCGCGCCAGGGCATCCTTCTCCCCCGCTGTCGATGAGGAGTAGCGCGATGTTGCCGCCAGTCTCGCCATGTTCTCCGGGGTAGCGGTCGCGAGGGCCGTCTGTGTCTCCTTCGGCGCGGCGTAGAAGTTGTAGATGTCGCTTTGCTCCTGGGGGGTGAACGCGCGCCCGGCGCTTGTCATGTAGTCGTTAGCCGCGGCGCCATAGCCACCGGGGGCGTAGCGGGCTTCCTGCTGGACACCGATGGGGTCATCCTGCCGGTATATCTGGTAGGTGCCTTGTCCCGCATCCACAACGCGCAGACCGGCCGCGGACGCCGCCTTGATCGCCTCCTGCGCCCACGCCCCACTCACAGCGGTTCCGCCACTGGGGATGTTCTTGAGAAGGTTCTGAATCCACGTCCCGCCGGTCCCGCCAATACCAACGGGGGCGCCAGGTTGAGCGCCCGCACCGGCTCCACCGCCGGCTCCGCCGATAGCCCCCGATGATGCCGGACCAAGCAGCGCCGGTTGCGCGCCGAGGCTCGGCACGGGTGCCTCCCAGGTGTTCGGCTCGTAACCGGCGTCCTCATAGAGCCCCTGGAGCCAAGAGGGGAGCTGTAGCCCCTCCGGGATGCCCGCGCCCTGGTAGCCCTCCGGGAGTTCCTTGCCTTGCGTGGCATACCAGTAGCTCACCCAGTCGGCGGGGTTCTTCTGCATCTCGGCGAGGGTCTTGTAGTAGCCGAGCCCGATCTCACCCAGGCCGAGCATCCGGTCGGTGTAGGCACCTATCTGCGCCACGTCGACGGCTTGGCGGTAGGAGCTGTCGGCCTCATACCGTCTCGCGTCAACGTCCATGCGCTGAACGTCGCGGGCGGCATCACCGTTGATCTGGGCCGTGTCCACCGCCTGACGATAGGCCATGTCCGCCGTGTAGCGGTCGGCGTCCACCTGGCCCGCGGCTATGTCGATGGCGGCGCAGTAGTTGAGATCCGCCTCATAACGCGCCTCGTCGACTTCCATCCTGGCGATGTCGCGCTGGGCGTCCGCCGTAATCTGCGCTGCCGCCGTGCCATCGCTCCCGCCACCGCCGCTGTTCAGGTCAGCGTAGAACTGCTGGTTGTCGAGTTCCGCCGAGGCCATCTCTATCGCCGCGTTATAGTCCCACCCGGCGTTCTGGAGCTCTTGTACTCGCGCTGCGAACCCGCCAACCGCTGTGGACTTTTTCGGAGCGACAGCTTTCCCCTGTACGGGAATCAAGCTTCCTGTGGCCCCCCTGGTCAAGCCCGTCGTCTGGTTGCCGAAGGTTACGTCTTCGGTCCAAGGCGTGCCGGTCTGCTGCTGCGGCCCGTAGAGGGAACTGAGCCAATCGGGAATCGAGTATGCCATCGTCCTACCCTCCCTCAGTGCACCTCGTGGTATAATAGGTGTGGCCGCGACGGTGTTAGCCGCCCGGCCACGTGGCAGCGAAAGGAGTTGACCTTCCGATGCACCCTCAGTCTACACAACTCCCCCTTGTTTTGGAAGCCGAGGATTGGCGACCTGTCGTTGGGTACGAAGGTCTCTACGAGGTCTCTGACCTCGGACGGGTGCGAAGCGCTCGACGGGCCAGCAATACCCACCCGGGTCGCATTCTCAAACCGAACTTGAGTCCCTCTGGCTATCTCGATGTTCAACTGTGCCGTCATAACCGGCCAATCCACTTCCGGGTTCACCGCCTCGTCCTCGCCGCCTTTGTCCGTCGACCCATCGACCGCGAGCAGGCGAATCACATCAACGGCGTCAAGATCGACAACCGACCCTCTAACCTGGAATGGCTCACACCGTCCGGAAATAAGCGTCATGCGCATCGCATAGGTCTCGCACCGCCGCCGCCGCCCAACCTTCGCAGGGGTAGTCAGTGCCCGGGGGCCAAACTCACTGAGGCCAACGTGTTGACCATCAGAGCGGCAAGAGGGCAGGTAACAGGACCGGAACTTGCCCGACACTTTGGGGTCTCGAAGAACCTCATCTGCCGTATTCAGTTGCGCAAGGTGTGGAAGCATATCTAACGTCCCTGGCGACGCTGTCTGAGCTGTATCTCCCTACCAATCCAACGATTAGTGGCCGGCCGGCCGTGCTCCTTGATCAGTACGGCGAGTTTCTCCGGCGTGAGACTGTTGAAATCGCTCCGCAACTGACGCCGACTCTGTCCGCCCCCGAACGGGACGGCTCGGTTCTGCCGTGAGGCCTGAGCGGTCTGATTGAGGACGTTCCCGACCTCCTCCAGCGCCTTGCCGACTACGTTCTCGCCGCTACGCATTACACCGGCCTCGCCGGTTTCGGTGGCCCACGTCTGGCAATCTGCCGGAGAATTAAATCGAGCTCCTTTGTCCCGCCAGGGACGGGAGCAGGGTTCGGCCTAATCCGACCGGCTATGGGCGGCATGCCCTCAGCCGGAGGCACTGCACTCCCGATACCGGCTCCCGGCGGGGCAAGGCCCGCCCCACCCATTCCTGCTTGCGCCATCATCTCCGGCGTCGGCCCGGCACCGCCGGCCTGTTCCGTCTGCTTCGCTTCTTCGGCGGCCATGATCTCGTCGAGGTTCCAACCCTGCTCTTCCGCAGCCTGCCGGCTGAGGAGTTGCTGGATGAGCTCCGAGAACAGGGCCTTGTCCCGCAAGACTTTCTGCAAAACCCCGCTGGCGTCCTCGTTGCCCAGGAACTCCTCCTGGAGCTGCTCCCACGGGATGACGCCGGCCTGGAACTCCTTGATGCCCTCGCTGCGGCGTGTGATCTGATCCTGCGGCAGGTTCGGGTCGAGGATGGCTTGAACGGCGTAATATCCGCCTATCTCTTCCGCCGAGATGCTGCCCTTCCACCAACCGCCGCGGTAGGGCCCGGCGACCTCTACGTCGTCCTCCACGTACTCGGCGAGCATCTGCCAGTGTTCAAAGGTTTGCTCGAGCGCGACCTGCGTTGCCTGCTTGAGTGGGTCCATGATGAGTCGCGCCACGCCGAGGTATATCTGCGACTGGTAGGCGGTGTTCTCCCCTTGGCGTAGACCGCGCGCTACCGGCGGCAGGGTGTCGTCGTCGATCGCCGAGGAGAGATGCCCGAGCTGATCGAAGAGTTCACGGGGGAAGCGCCCGACGTCGATGGCGTCCAACTTCCACCCCTTGAGTTCATTGAGGTCGCCGGGTGCGACGCTCACCTGGGGGTTCTGGTCGGCCTCAGAGTCGGGGATGCTGGAGTCGCGGGTAAGCTGCCAGACGCGCCAAGCCGTCCCGTGAAGGATTGCCCCGATCTGCGTCTCGCGCCGGGCCTCCTCCTCGAGCATGGACTTCACGATGTAGAGAAAAGACCTGTGGACGACCTCCGGCCCCGCCATCGTCGCGTTGTACTGGCTGGCGACCGGCGCCGGCTCCCCGAAGCCGGGGAGTATCCACGAGTAGGGGACGAACCCCATCTCGTTCCGCTTGTTCAGGTATTCGCCGCCGTTCACGAGGATGATCTTGCGTTCGGGACTTGTGAACTCCGTCCAGCGCACCAGGTTCGTCGCCGGGTTGTTCCCAGCGATACCAGCCGACACGCTGATCGGGATGGTCTTGCCGAGCATCCTTTCCGCCCGCGACTTGGGGATCCTGACGTCCTCGATCACGTAACGGCCATCGGGGTCGGGCAGAAGGATGAGGGGGTCGGGAGCGACACAGGCGATAGGCGAGCCGCTGCCCTGTATCCGTTGCCAACGGCGCAGGCGGGGTTCGTAGGCGTCGTCGCTCTCTCCCTCGAATCGCTCCGGCTCCGGCATCCAGAAGTCGGGGTCGAGGGTGTTCTTGAGGCACCCCAGGCCGCGGATGACAGCGTAGGTAACGGACGCGCGCACGGGCGGCGTTGTCAGGCGTTGCGCCGCATATCGTGGGAGCTTGTTGAAGATGACCCTGATCCACTTCTCTTTCTTATCTGCAATCTCCTGCCACTTCTTACCCTCCGAGCGCGGGGGACAGAACAATCGCAGGTTCCCCGACGAGATGTGCGAGATCATGCGATCGCATTGGCGGCGGCCGGTGCCGGGAATGACGGTAGAGAACTGTTTGGGGGCCTTAACGAGGAACTTGAGGTTGTAGATGCGGTCCAGCATCATCATCTCGCTGTGCATGGTGGAGTAGTACGTGCGGAGCCCGTTGGCGGCGCTGAGGACCTCGCTAGCGGTTGACGGAAGCGACATGGCTCTCCTCCCCCTGCCACGGGCCATAGGCCGAACGCGGCGCCCTCGATTTCTGTGGCTTCCTGATGAATCCGTACTGGTGGATGAGAAGGTAAGCGAGCGCCTTGCAAGCGTCGTTGAACCTGTCGATCGGCCTCTCGGAACGGGCCTGGCCGTCGTGGTCGACCGGGTAGACGTAGGCGCCGGCACCCTCGACGTTGGGCGGCGCTGGTCCCGCCCCCATCTCGCAGATGAGCCCCTGACAAGCGGGGTTGACCTGCATCCGCGGCTGTTCGGTAACGGGGTCGAGCATGAGGAAGAAGTCAACCCGCTCTATCCCGTCCTCGATGCCCACCCGGTTTGTGAAGACGTCTAGCTCCGTCCGGTCATGCCAGACTTCGGCGCAGGACTGCTCGTGGTTGGCGGTCCGTTGCCGGCCGGCGATGTCCATTACGATTCCGGCGACATCCTTCCACCAGGGCTTTGCTAGGCACAGGTTGATCGCCTGGGGGTGTGTGAGGCCGGTATGGTAGACCGGCTCGTCGATGATGCGGACGACGTCCTCAGCGGTGAACTGGACGGCCTCGACGGCGTAGGCGTGAGCTCGTCCGGGGTCGATCGCCAGCCAGACGGGGACGCCTGGCATGTAGACGGCGTCGCTGGTGACGTGGACGTGGTTCTTGAAGAGCCTGAACACTATACCCTTCGGTGGCGCCGGCTTCGCGCCGACATGCTCCAGGAAGTAATCGCCGCTGTAGTGCGCCTCCAGCTCCTTGATCTTTGGGTCATCGCGGCCTCCGGGGTAGACGTAGCGGTTGTCCCAGGTCGGTATCGTGAAGGAGACGATGCCCCGCGTGTTGTCGGTCTGGCCCAGTGTGTAGTACTCCGGATACCATCCCACCGACCCCTCGAAGGTCCCTATCGCTGTCAGCCACCCCCCAGTCTGCGAGAGGCGCCCGAGGACGCGGGTAAAGGCCTCGTGCGTGAGCAGGCCCGGCTCGCAGAGCAGTGCCCCGTGGAAGAAGACGCGCCGGATGCGCTCCGGGTCCTTCGCGCTCCACGTCTCTACCTGCGTCCCGCTCTTGGTTACGAGCTTCCACCGTCCCTGATCCGGCCTGGACACGGACCCCGGCTTGACCATCCCGAGCTTGGAGAGCCCGTCGAACAGGTAGTCGAACTCTTCTCGCGCGTGGTCGAACTCCTGCGCGATGAGGCCGTAGTGCAGGTAGGGCTCGGCCCGGCCGAACACCTCCGGCGTCAGGATGGTATAGGGCAGGAGATCCTCGGCCGCGCAGCGGCTCTTCCCCGCCCGTTCCCCGCCGGCGACAATCTCGATCTTCGACATCGCCGTGTGAAAGGGCAGGGCGGCCTCATTCGGCTGGTATCCCGTCTCCCTCCATACAGGGAGCTTGGCCTCGAGTGGCAACCGCAACGAGGGCCACGCCCATTTCGGTAAAGAGGGCCCTGGTGGTAAGACTAAGGTCGTGATCGCTCCCACCCTTATCCAGTCCGAGTATCCGCGCCGTCAGGTCGGCAGCCTTCTCTTTCGCCAGGATGTCCGGCGATTTGAGACCTTCCAGAAGTGCCGCGACGAGAAGCGTCTCCAGGTTCTCCCGCTGCGCCATTACGGTCTGAAAAGAGACCTGAGCCTCTGTTGCCAGCCACTTGCCGACCGGGTAATTCGGGCTTATCCACCGCACCGCCGTGCGACGGTTGATCCCGACTTTGTCGCCCGCTACGATGTGCTTCCGACCGTTGGCAAGGTAGTACGACAGGAACAGGAGCTCCTGGGGGTTCAGGTCCCGGACGCTACCCTTCCCCTTACCCATCCGTATAGGCGAGGGCCCCGGCGTTAGTCTCCTGGGGAGGTAGGTGGCTAGCTCCCGATCTTGATGGTGTCCTGCCCCGGCAGCTTCGGGCCCTTCGTCGGCGCTACGTTGTCCGGGTTCCCCTTCTCCGTGAACGCGAACCCCTTGTGCTGGGTGCTCGGCGCCGGGCCGCCCCCGGCCTTTCCCGTTCCGTCTGCCATTTCTGGTCCCTCCTTTTTTCGCTGTCGCGGCCATCAGTGCCGCCTCCTTAACAATCTGCCGCCATTTCGGCGGCGTACCAAACTGGTCTCACGGGTTAAGTAGATCTCCGGATCAGGGGTTCGAGTTGTGAGCCTGCTCTACCCCCTCGACGCCCTGCTCGCGTCGCAGCTCCGTTCGCCGCCGGAGCCAGAACAGGCCCTCTTCCAGCTTTGTTATGGCGAGGGCGTTCTCGCGGCAGACGAACGGCCCCCGTTGGAACCCGCGAAGTCGGCTTATCAAGACCCCTAGCACCGCTTCTATCGTCGTCCCGTTGATGCCCTCCGGCTCCGGGCCCGCCTGGAACTTGATGTACCCGCAGTCCAGGTCCCCGCGCTTGAGCTCAACCCGCGCCGGGCTCCCATCCATTGCCTCCCGCTCACTGGTCCCGTCTGACATTCCTGGCCTCCTTAGCCGCTTCTCCCTTACTTCCGTCTCCTCCTGGCCTTCCTCGTCTCCAGCCCCTTGCTTATCAGTTCCCGCGGCGACTTCCCGGTCGGCTCCCACCCGTGGTCCACCGCGTTCAGCAAGCTCTCCTGCGCCGCCGCCTTCGCCGCCGTCGTCGCCTTCGCATGTACCCGCCCCGTCTTC